TTCTCATCAAAAGGAGTACGCTCATGAACACTGCCCCCAACACGCCCGCCGTTATCCCTTTTCTTTTCCAGTCCCACGAGATCCGCACCGTCATCCAGGATGATGAGCCTTGGTTTATCGTCAAGGATGTCTGTGATGTTCTTGGTTTGGAAAATGCAACAATGACATTAAAAAGGATTCCAGAAAGACACCTGACCTCAATCCAATTTAGGTCAGGTGGTCAAATTCGGGATTTTAACGCTATTGATGAACCAGGTCTCTACCGTCTGGTACTCCGTTCCGACAAACCGGAAGCTGAACCGTTTATGGAGTGGGTCACTTCCAAAGTGCTGCCCTCCATCCGCAAGACCGGCTCTTATGCCCTGCTGGCCACTGATAACAGCGTGCTGTCCGCCGATAAGCTGGCTGAGGTCGGCTTTGCCGCCCGGCATGCGCTGATGGTGGCCAAGGCCTACGGGGTGGCCGCCAATAAGCCCCAGTTGCGCAAGCTGGTCAATGTCATGGTGGTTGATGCCACCGGCTTTGATATGCTGCGCTACCTGCATGATGCCAACCTCCTGCCCGATGATTTGCCGCTCTCCTCGCAGACCGAGGCCGATATCCACGCCTTTATCACGGCCTGCTGCCTGGTGGATGAAGAGGCCAAGGTCGGGGTCTCTGAACTGTATGCCGCCTTCTGCCAGTGGTGCGGCCTGAAAGGGGATGGTGACAAGACCGCCCCGTCAATGAAGGTTTTCTCCCTGATCGTCGGCAAGACTTACCGCAAGAAGAAGGCCAACACCATCTGGTTCTGCGGCCTCGGCATCGCCAATATTGAGGAGGTGGCGGCATGATTATTTCGACAAAAGAATGCCAGGCTTTTAGCGACAAGAGTTATGAGGTTGAAGCTGCTATCAGCTCACTGGTCCAAGGATTAAAGGCAATGGAAAGTCAACGGCAGGTAGACCGGCCGATGTTGATGGCTGCCTTTCGGCAGGCCGATCAGCAGCTGCGCGGCTATCTGAAGTTGCTGCTCAATGCGAGGGTTGATGTCTATAATACCCATCACCGGCCCAAGGCCAAGCTGTACCTGCTCAGCGCTCGGGGCCGAAGACAGCCTGCAATCAGAAAAACGGAATAACTTATGCCTGAAAACTTCACCTCCAAAAAAGCCGCCCTCGACCACCTGGTGGCCTCCGGCTGGCAGATTGGCCAGTCCCAGTTTTATTCCCACTGCAAACAGATGCTGCTGCGGCCGGAAAAAGAGGGCGGCTATGCGGTCAAGGCGGTGGAGAAATACGCGGGCCTGCATCTGCGGCGCACAGAGACCGGCCAGAAGGTTAATGACAAGCTCGACCGGATGCAGGAGGAGCGGCTGGAGGTGGAGCTGGCCACCGCCCGGGTCAAGCTGACCCGGGAAGAGCACGACCTGGGCGTCAAGCAGTCGAAGTTTATCCCCCGCGCTGATTTCGAGTTGGCTATCGTCGGCCGGGCGGTGGCCTTCATGGCCCACCTCAACCATACGATCCAGACCAACGTCCCTGATTGGATCGATCTGGTCGGCGGGGATCAGAAGATGGCTGCCGATCTGGTGGCCACTATCTCCGAGGCCATTGAACAGCGCATGGGCGATTTTGCCGCCAATGTGGAATTTGATGTCATCCTGGATGCGAACGAATGAAAAAGGATTTTGATTTCTCCGAACGTAATTTATCGAGCTGATGGAATTTTTACCGGTCTCCGAAAGGAGGAAGTGGCATGCAAGTAGTCCGGTACTATTAGCATGATCGGGCGGGGATTGACCCCGAAGTGCTACCCAACACCGACCGACCTTTACAGGGAAGTTGGGGGCCATTTTTTATAACGCTGAATTTAACGAGCAATAGTCTTAACAGGAGAAAAGCATGGGAATTGCCGCCGTAGTCATGGAGAACTGGAAGCTGCCGGTTTTTAAAAGGCATCTCGACGCCGCCGGCTACACTTATACCGAGCATCCAGGTGTCACGAAGGAGACGTTGACGTTGCGCGTCCAGTACGAGTGGGTCTCTGACCTGCATCCCATTATCAAAGCAGCTGGCATGGAGTGCAGCACTGTGAAATTAAGCCTACCATCGGCAAAACAGGAGGAGATGTGATGAACGAGAACAATTTGCAAAACTGGCAGGAGACCCACACCATCTGGCACCGGATCACCGGGGCGGCGGACCAGCAGGTGCCGGACGCTGATATAACCGTCCAGGTCTATGACGCCGATCTGGATGATATCTTTTTGGCCGCGGTCGATTTTAGAGAGGATGGCACTCCGCCACTCTGGTCGGATGTCCACTCGGACCAACCCTTGCCCCGCCCCACCTGGTGGGCGGATATCGTCTTTCCGGCCGATATTTAAATGAATTTAGTAACAAACGCGGGAGGCCAGCCATGAGTATGAATTTATTGCATGCCCAGATGAAGATCAACCGGGCGGTATGGGCGCTGAATGATAAAAACGCCGGCAAGCAACATGACCCCGCCGCCCATGACGGCCTGTCACGGGAGCAACATATCGCCCTGTTAATCACCGGGGCGGTCGGCGATCTGCAGCAGGCGGTCAGGGAATATCCGCACCAGCCTTCGCTGTTTTCGGTCGGCTGATAATAATAAATTTATAATGAACGTGTTTGGAGACGTGTATGCCTGTTTTACACCTAACATTGGAGAAAAGGTGGTTTGATTTGATTGCCTCAGGCGCTAAAAAGATTGAGTATCGCATAGCAAAGCCATATTGGCAGACACGGTTACAACGCGGAATTACTCCTCGTAGTGATTTCGCTGAGGTTCATTTTCGGAATGGCTATAGGTCATATTCTCCATTTATGCGGGTAGAGTGCCATGGGATAGTATGGTTTGACCCATCAAAAACACCTGCATTTGAGCCGAAACACGGAGAAATTCTGGAAGGCTGCCAGTTCGGGATTTTGCTCGGTGCTGTCTTGGAATTACGATAATAGATAAAAAACTTCAATCCGAATAAAAAAAAACATCCATGCCATCCCCCAGCGTCGATCTCACCAAGACCCACACTATCCGCCTGCGCACTGCCCCTGAGTGGCTGCCGGAGAAGTTTCGGCGGCGCTCCACCCGGCTGCGGATCTCGTTTCGGCCCTGCAAGGGGGAGCGCCGCTTTCTCAAAAAGCGCAAAGTGGTGGCCCCATCGGTGTGGGCTCCGCAGAACCGGACGGTCACTTACGGGCCGCTGGCCGGCAGCCGCTGGGATAATTCCTTCATGCCCCATTTTCGCGGCATCATGGACGCCTCCATGCACCCGTCGGTGCGCTATATCGGCAATATCAAGGCCCCGCAAACCGGCAGTTCAGCCGGGGTTGAGACCTGGCTGGGCTACATAGCTGATGTCGCCCCCGGCCCGGCCTTCATCGTCTACCCGGATCGCGATACCACTTCCAAGCGTTCCACCGACTACCTGCAGCCGATGTTTACCAAGTCGCCTCGGCTGCGCTCCCTGCTGACCGGCTCCAGCGACGATATGGCCTCCCTGCGGCTCAAGCTTCAGGCCATGCTGATCTATATGGGTTGGTCGGGCTCGGTCACCTCCTTGGGCAATATCTCGGCCAAGTACCTGATCGGCGACGAGATTGACAAATGGCAGATCAATCCCAGCAAAAAAGAGGCAACCAGCCTCAAGCTTTTCTTCGAGCGCTTCCGCTCCTTTGCCTATGGGGCCAAGTGCTGGCTGAGCTCCACCCCTTCAGTCAAATCCGGGCCGATCTGGCAGTATATGACCAAAGAGGCCCAGGTCATTTTTGATTACCACGTCCCATGCCCTGACTGCGGCCGGATGCAGGCCATGGCCTTCGAGCAGATTCGCTGGCCGGAAAAGGTCCGCGATCCCAAACAGGTGCTGGAAGAAGATCTGGCCCGCTACGTCTGCAGCCATTGCGGCTCCATTTGGAATGACCGCCGGCGGATCAAGGCCCTGCAGGCCGGGGTCTGGTTTGCCCGGGGCGATGGCCGTGAACTGTTCGCCTACCTCCGGGCCGTCAACCCCGAGAAGATCTGCTTCCACTCACCGGCCTGGGTGTCACCGCTGTTCAGCAACTCCGAAATGGCCGCGGCCTTTCTCAAGGCCCTGGCTGATCCGGCCGAGATGCATTACTTCGATACCCAGATCCGGGCGGTCGCTTATGTGCCGTCCCGCCAGACCCGCAAGGAAGATGCTATCTACATCCTGGCTGATGACCGCCCCGACCGGCTGGTACCGGGCATGGGCCAGGTGGCTGCCCTGGTCGCTTCAGCCGATACCCAGGACAACGGTTTTTATTATACAATCAGGGCCTTCGGCTGGGGCCTGGAACAGCAGAACTGGCAGATCCGCTACGGTTTTGTCCACACCTTTGACGAGCTGGCCCAGGTTGTTTTTGAAAAAACCTATCAGGATGCCGATGGCCTCTACTATCCGGTGCATCTGCTGGTGATTGACGCCATGGGCCACCGGACCAGCGAGGTCTATGATTTTACCCGCAAGTATCCAGGCCGGGCCCAGGCTTACAAAGGCGCGGCCGGACGCCGGCCGACAACCTATACCTGGAGCACCATCGACCGCTATCCCGGCACCTCAGTCCTTATTCCCGGCGGTGTGCGTCTGGTAACGGTTGATTCGCACCATTACAAGGATCAGATCGCCGGGAAGATCAAGAAAAAGGCGGATGACCCTGGTGCCATGCACCTGCTGGCCTCGGTAAACGACAAAAACGTACATGGCCGCGACTACGCCGCCCAGATGTGCGCTGAATATGTGGATGAACGTAATCTGTGGCAGTGTCCGGAAGGCAAGGCCAACCATTATTGGGACACCGAAGTGATGGCCATGGTGGGCGCCGATATCCTGCAGATAAAATATTGGCCGAGGGGTAATTAATGAAAAAAACAGCGCTGGCCATCATTATCGAAAAAAAAGAAGAGGCCGCTTCCGGCGTTGATTTCTCAGCCCGGACCGGCGCCCTTTGTCCCTGGTGCGAGGTCAAAAGCCGGATCTACCGGACCCTGCCCTGGGTAGACACTACCCGCATCCGCTATCATTTCTGCGATACTGCCGGCTGCCCGCTGTCCTCTTTGCGGGTGTCTATCAAATCTATTGAGGCCGATAAATAAATAAAAAATTTGTCTGGGCGCCATAGGACTAGCCGAACACCCTGGCCGCAAGTTCAAAAAGAACTTTCGGCCATTTTTTTTGTTTTTTCTTTCTTTTTCCAGTAAAACGCCCCCTTTTTCCAGTAAAACACCCCCCCCTTTCCGCAAAAAACACTGCCCATCCCTTTTGCACAACCACTGCACTTTTTGCCGCCATTCCCGAAACCATCCATATATAAATGCAACTGTCGTGCCAGTGCAAGAATGTTAGTACCAGCATTAGCGCTGTACTACCAGTAGCAACGACTCTCTTTTATTTCTACCATATATAGCATATTTTCCTTGCAGATGATGTTTGACCTCAATCAAACCGCAAAGGGAAAATATGAACGAACAGCAGTTACTTGAGCGCCTGGCGCTGTACCTCAAAGCTGAGACCGCTATCCTGGAGGGCAATCAATCTTATTCGGCCGGTGGCGTCTCTTATGGCCGGGCTGATCTAGCCCAGGTCAGAACAGAGATCAGCCGGATCCGGCAGGAGCTGGCCGTCATCCAGAACGCCGGCCGCTACGGCTGTCAGTCCGTGGTCTTTGGGGGCCGGCGATGATTACCGTCCGCAAGATCTATGACGCCTATTCCGCCCTGGTCGGCGGGGCGCTGTCCCTGGTTGCTCCGGTCCGGGCCGCCCGTTTCCGTTTCGGCCGCGACCTTTATCGCTCCTATCTGTCCGGCAGCGCCACCGGGCCGGATAAATTTTTCAGCCCCCGGCTGCGCTCAGCTGATGCCGATGTCAAGAGCGCCTATAAGCTGACCTCCGCCCGGTGTCGCGACCAGTATCGCAACAATTCCCTGATCTCCGGCGGCATCGAGCGCATCTGTAACAATGTGGTGCGCGCCGGGATCTATCCGCAATTCCTGTTCCGCGATCGTGATGACAAGCTGGACCGGACCGCCAATACCGCCTGGGAAAAACTCTTCCGCCGCTGGGCCATTTACTGCGACTCCACCGGCCATGACAGCTACGGGGCTATGCAGGTCATCGGTTTGCGCCATATGTGGTTTGACGGCCAGTACCTGATCCACCGGGTCTATGATGACTCCCTGCCCGGCATCGTGCCCCTGCGGCTGGAGCTGCTGGAATGCAACCAGCTGGACGCCCTGGTTGACGGGCTGCTGGCTAACGGCAACACCGCCCGCAAGGGTGTCGAGTATGATGCCAGCGGCCGCCCCCTGTTTTACCATATCCTTGATCACCATCCAGGCGATTATATCGCTTATGGTTCTTATGGCCAGAGCCGCCGCCTCCCTGCCGCCGATATCATCCATGTCTGGGAACGGGATATGATCAGCCAGTGTTCCGGTATTGCCTGGCTGGCCTCTGTGGTGCTGGAGGGCTATCGCATGGATGAGTTCCGTCACATCACCCAGGACACCGCCCGCGCCCAGGCCATCTTTGCCTATTTTCTCAAATCTTCTATTCCCGGCTTCACTCTCGGCCCCGGCCTGCCGGCAGGCGGGCAAACCGTGCCGTTTTCGCCGTCCGCTACCGGCGGCTCTCTGGATACCAAGCTGGAGATGAATTCAACCATGGTCCAGAACCTGCCCAACGGCACGGAAGTGCAGTCCATTGCCCCCACCAGCCCCGGCAATAACTACGAGCCCTTTGTTAAGGATTCGCAACGCTGGCAGTCGGCCGGCCTCGGCATGTCTTTTGAGGCCTATACCACTAATTACACCGATTCCTCTTACGCCTCTGCCCGCTCCGGCTCCCTGGAGGAGCGTCTCAGCTATCAGGGCCAGCAGCAGTTCGTCGAGGAAAAGGTCAACCGCCGCCTCATTGCCTGGTTTATCGAGGCTGCCTGGCTGGCCGCCCTTGCTCCATCCGCCATGCCCGGCTACGCCAAGGATCCGCTGCGCTACCACGAGCTGGCCTCCGGCCAGATGCCGGGCTGGACCTGGGTGGATCCCAATAATGACGCCCGGGCTGCGGCAAAATTGATTGACCTGGTGATTGATACCCGTACTGATCAGGCCGCCCAGCGCGGTCAGGTCTTTGAGGATGTGGTGGAGCGCCAGATTGAAGAAGAAAACCGACTCGTCAAGCTCTACGAACTGCGCAATAAACGCCAACAACTGCAGGAGAAAACCAATGCCCCCTCTTAGTCCGCGTCAACAGATTGAGTCCGCCCTCCGTTCCGCAGGCCTCCTCCCCGGCATGTCGGCCAGAGCGGCCAGCCGGCAGCGGGCCACCGCCCCGGCTGCAGATGGCGGTATGGAATGGACCCTGTCCACCGAGTTGCCCGCCCTGGTCTGGGACTGGGAGCGCTGGGATTTCGTCAACGAGATCCTGCTGGCCGCTGGCATGATGGTGCCGGCCAGCGGCCAAGTGCCCTTGCTCGACTCGCACAACCGCAATTCGGCCCGGGATGTCCTGGGCCATGTCCGGGATTTTACCGCAGCCAGCGCCGGGGGCTATCATGGCCGCAACGGCCAGGTCCATTTTGCCGCCGATAATGACTCCCAGGTTATCAAGCAGAAAGTGGCCGATGGCCATATCACCGACGGTTCAGTCGGCTATCAGGTGCTCAGCGCAATCTGGGTGCCGGAAAACACCGAGGTATCAATCGATGGCAGGCTCTTCACCGGCCCGGTCAAGGTCAGCCGGACCTGGAGCCTGAAAGAATTTTCCATCACCCCCATAGGCGCGGACGTGCTTGCCAAAGTACGGATGCTGTGCGGCACCCCGCCGCGTAACTAACACCAAGGAGCAAAGAAAAAAATGAACAAGCAACTATTGGCATTTTTAATGGCAAACGGCCTGCGCGCTGACGCACCAGAGACAGAGGCATGGGCTCACTACGATAAGCTGAAAAGCGAAGGTGTGGAGCTGCCCGGCGTTGATCCTGGTCAGCGTTCCGCCGCCGGTGCCCCTGCCGGTCAATCTCAATCTCCGAAACCAGAGCCAACCACCCGGCAGACTCCGGAGCCGCCGCCCGCCGCTGATCTCGATGCCGCTGTTACCCGGGCATTGGCCCAGGACGCCCAGCGCCGCAATGACATTACCGACCGCCTGGCCGTGTCCGGCCTCAGCACTGTCGACAATGGCGTGTTCGCCCGCTCCCTGCTTGATAATCCGGCCATGTCCGTGGATCTGGCCAGCCGCCAGATCTTCGAGCGCATGAAAACCCAGAACAAGCCTTTCGGCAATGGGGCTTTCGGGACCGAGGTCGGCCTCGAGGCTGGCCAGAAGCTGCGCGCCGCCATCACCGATGGCCTGCTGCTGCGCTCCGGTCATCGTCTGGAAAAAGCAGCAGAAGGTTCCCGCGAGTTCCGGGGCCGCTCTCTGGTCGAGATCTGCCGAGAGGTGCTGATGGCCTCCGGAATGAGTGTCCGCGGCCTCAACAATATGGAGATTGCCGCCCGCGCCCTCAGCGCCGGATCCACTTCCGATTTTCCGGCTATTTTCGGCGCCCTGGTCAACAAGAACCTGCTCAAGGCCTACGCGGAATGGCCCCAGACCTGGCGGCCCTTTGTCGGTATCTCTTCCGCCAATGATTTTAAAGACATCTATTCCGTCCGCCTCAGCGGGGCCTCTGATCTCAAGGGCCTGACGGCAAACGGCGAATACCAGACCGCCTCCTTCAGCGATGCCAAGGAAAATTACCGGCTCATCACGAAAGGCATCAAGGTGCCGCTCACCCGCGAGATGATCATCAACGACGATCTGCGGGCCTTCACCCGCATTCCCCAGCTCTTCGGGGCCGCTGCCCGCCGGATGGAGGCCGATGCCGTCTATTCGCTGATCACTGCTAACGGCGCGATGAGTGATAACGTGGCCCTGTTCCATGCCACCCATCGCAACCTGGCTGCTGCTGCTGCCGCCATCTCCTCCGATTCGCTGTCTCTGGCCCGGGCCGCCATGCGCAAACAGAAGGGCATGAAGAACGAGCTCATCGATGTCACGCCGGCCTTTATCCTGACGCCGGTCGGGCTGGAGACCACTGCAGAGATCCTGCTGCGCTCCGCCGCCCTGCCGAACGCCGACATGTCGGCCGGGGTCCATAATCCCTGGGCTGGTAAACTGACCCCGATCGCCGATCCGCATCTTGATGCCGTGTCGGCCACGGCCTGGTACCTGCTGGCTCATCCCAACCAGGTGCCGACGATTGAGGTTTCTTACCTGCAGGGCGAAGAACAGCCCTATGTCGAAGAGATGGTCGACTTTAATTCCGATGCCCTGGTCACCAAGGTTCGTCATGATTTCGGCGCCGGGGTTGTGGATTTCGTCGGCGCTTATAAAAACGCCGGGGCCTAATCGCTGCCTGCTGCTTGGTTCTAACCGCCTCCCCGCTAAGGAGGCGGCACTCATAATCAAAATTTAAAAAGAGGTACAGAAGATGGCTAAAAATCATGTGCAAAAAGGCAAAGTAATGCCGTGGACCAACGGCACTGAAGCCGCGGTGGTCTCCGGCGAGGTGGTAGTGGTTGGCACGCTGGTCGGCGTCGCTTTGGGAGATATCGCTATCGGCGTCACCGGCGAGCTGGCCCTTGAGGAAGTCTGGGAGGTGGCCAAGGAAGCCCCGCTGGTGATTGCCCAGGGCGATGTCGTCTACTGGGATGCTACCGCTGGCGAGATCGACAAGACCGCCACTAATGTCCTGGCCGGCAAGGCCTTTGCCGCGGCTGCCAGTGCCGCTACCACTGTCCTGGTTAAACTCGGGGTGTAATCAGTGGCCACTCCCCGCGATCATCACCTGGCGGCTATCGCCGGGCTTTTTGCCCATGCCCCTGACGAGGCGGTGGTGGCGGGGGGTATCATCAAGGTTTTTTTCCGGTCCCCCGGTTTTGTCGATGAGTCTACCGGCGTCATCACCAGTGATCCTACCGCCCTGGTGTGGGATGACGATATCGCCACCTATGATATCACGGGCGGCGAACCCGGCTCCGCGATCATTATAAATGCCGTCAGCTATACGGTCCGCGACCGGATCCCGCTGCTGGAAGGCATGACCACCCTCATCCTGGAGCTGGCATGAGTAAAAGGCAAGACATTATCACCGCCCTGGAGGCCCGCCTGCAGACCATCACCATCGCCAACGGCTACAATACCGACGCTGGCGGCCGGGTTTTTGTCTGGCGGACCGCTCAGGTGGAACCGGCCGAGGCCCCTTGCCTGCTGGTGGAAGACACCAAACTGAAGAGGAAATACGACACGGTCATGGGCCAGGTGCATAATCGTTTGCACTGTGCGGTGCTGGCGGTGATGGTTGGCCAGGACGATGAGGCCGCCCGGGTGCTGGAGGCCGATATTATAAAATGCCTTGGTACCTGGCAAACTGCCGGCGGTCTGGCTGACAGACTGCTGGTGGTGGAATCGGATATAGCTATGGAGCCCCACGGCAAGATTATTGGTGCTGCCCTGTCGGCCGTTGAGGTGGAATATTATACCTCTGAGAGTCAATGTTAACAAAAAAAGGAGCAATAGATTATGGCTGAAAAAAAGGCGCCGGGTTCACCCTCGGCAACCGTAAGTGAACCAACAGCAATGCCGCTGCCGGAATCTTTGGTCCAGCGCGCAAAAGAAACGCCATTACCGCCATCGGGCGGCTCGTGGCAGCAAGACCCGCTGACCGGGGCGCTTGTTAAGGTAGTTGAACGGCAGGACAAACAGGCCGTCGTGCCTGAGAAGGAGAAAGAGTAATGGCCCGTTATATAAGAAATACCACCGTCCTGGTCAAGGTTGAGGACGAATACAAGGTTGACGCTGTTCCTACCGGGGGGGCCAATGCCATCCTGGTCTCCGATGTCTCTGTCGATCCTGTTGCCGATAATGTCAAGCGCGATCTGATGCTCCCCTGGATGGGGGCCTCAGAAGAGCTGGTCGGCAATAAGCATGTCGAGCTGGCGATGACGGTCGAGCTGCAGAACGGCGGTACTGCCGGTACCGCCCCGGCCTGGGGCCCACTGATCCGGGCCTGCGGTTTTGCCGAGGCCCTGCTGCTGACCCCGGCCCGTGTCGAGTATACGCCGGTCACTACCGGTTTTGAGGGTGTCTCCATTTATTATTACCTGGATGGTGTGCTCCATAAGGCGCTCGGCTGTCGGGGTACTGTTGATTTCGATCTCTCGATCGGCGGGCGGCCGGTGATGAAATTTAAAT